GTACCAGAGGAACTGGACTTGATGAGCAATTCACCACTGTTATTGTTCAGGGTTCCAAAGAGAGTTCCGTCATCCTTGAGGAAGATGTCAGCCCCACCAGCATCGAGAATGATATCCGTACCTGCGTCCAGTTCTATTCCACCATCATCGGACAGTAGTTCGATAGACCCGGTACCTGTACCTTGGTCTGCATGGATAACAATAGTCTCTGATGTACCGCCATCAGCAGTCAGAAGAATGGCATTAGCCCCATTCAGTCCTGACTTTACATTGATACCACCGACATCAGATAGTAACTGTATGGAAGCAGCACCTTCTGTAGCTGCTGTACCTTGGTCATTGAAGAGGGTCATGGTAGAAGTAGTTCCACCATCCACTGTTATGTTTACAGCATTAGCGAGGTTAGCCGTACTGCGTATACCCACACCACCAGCATCGGACAGTATATTTATGGATTCAGCACCCTCAGTGACAGAGGTTCCCTGATCTGCATGTATCTTGATAGTTCCAGATGTGCCTGCATTTTCACGGAGATAGATAGATGCAGCTGTATTGTTGGTACTAAGTAAGTCAATGTCTCCCGATGAGGCTATATCGAAATCAGTGACATCAAAGTCAGCAGTACCATTTACATCCAGTGTGGTGGTGACAGCAAGAATGCCACCCACGGTTACGCTAGAGGCAGCTGCATTAGCACCATTGGTGATAGTAATGTAGTCAATGATGGTTCCTGCAGAGGCTTTGTCTGAGCCTATGGCAAACGTATGAGAGTTACCTGCTCCTCCACCAGCATTTATTCTCCAGTAGTCTCCTGCATCATCAGCACCGTCAGCAAAGAAATGTACTGCGGCATCACCAGCTTCAACTGCCCTTACTATTATCTTCTCCGCATCTATATTCTCTACCTGTATAGAGTCCCTGTACTTGATGCGTCTTATAGAACTGCCACCAGAAGATGTGATCTCTACGTCAAGCCTGTTACTGGCATCAGTAGCACTATTAGAAGAGGTAATAGTCCACATGCCAACTGCGGAGCCTGAACCAGTAGTAGTGTCAGCTAATGATGAACCAGATGTTGCAGTGTCAGCAGAGTCACCAGCATAAACCTTTACTGTAGCCCCTGCGATACCAGCACCTGCATCATCATATACATATCCCTTCAGGACAATGTCGTCATATGCCATTAAAGCCCCCTACCCCCTAGCCTAGAATGATCCCTGTACCTGAGAGCCTCTCTCACATAGTAGAAAGGATCATCTTCTAAGCTACTTTCGTCTATGAATATTAATATCATACCAAGTGATGCCAACTGTACACGAGCTAGTATATCTCTTGTAGCAGTTTCAACTCCCATACCGTAGTGATAATAGTTTCCCTGTACATTTATGCCCAGATCAGGTGGGTCTTTAAATACAAAGTCAACTATTGATCCACCCTTCTCCAGTCTTCCTCCCATCAATGGAGACTGATAGGTAAAATCCTCATCAGGAACCTTACCTAGCTGTACAAGTACATTATATGTAATCCATTCAGGCTCTGATCCTTCCCAAGAGGCAGGCATATCCTGAATTGCTTGGGTCGTCACGGCTCTACCAGCAGTATCTGTGACTGTCCCCTCTCGTCATACCCTGTATACTCAAGTCCAGATGCAGAGGCAATATCCACATAGTAGTTTCTTGTACCACCTGCATCATCTCGGAATGTAAACTCAACTAACTGCCTATTCTCTATAGCAGTAATAAGATTACTTCTTAATTCCTGTGGAGTCTTATCCCTGTAGTCATTGGAGAAGTCCACAGTTACCGTATGTCCCCACTTGGGTTCTAGCTTTTTACGATACTCAAAAGTAAGAGAGATCAAATCAGGAGATAACAGCTTGGCTGCATCAGTATCTGCATCTTCCCTGTTAAGAGTTATCTTAAAGCGTATAGCCCTGAATGTAGTACCGTTGAGTACTGAGGCACTATCACCGAAGCTAAACGTCTGTACGCCCTTCACAGCCCCCATGGTGGTCGATGTTACCTCGGTATCTCCTGACTGTATGGACAGAGAATTTTCTGCATGATCTAATTCATATTCTATTGTTAGCTTCTCATTACTGCTAAGATCACTGGCTTCTACCTTGAGCCTGAGTGCCAGCTTATCTACCTCTACCTGCCCTGCATCAAACCAGGGAGTGTAATGCACTGCTGACTTGGCATACTCAAAGTCAGCGAGCTGAGATGGATTAATAATGTCTGAAGCTATCTTCATGTTGTAGATATCATTATCAAATACCCACCATAGCCTGTAATCACCATGTGCATTGCTGACATGGGTATCCAGTATGGGCTTACCTGTATCGTGTGCATACCATTTTGTCTGCCAGCCTATCTCGTTATAGCCATAGATACCGCTTGTTCCTGTATCGGCAGGCATTACAGGAGAGCCATGTCCATGCTGTACGGCACTCCACTGGAAGTTTCCTGTTAATGCAGTAGAGGCAACAACTGGTGCAGTAGTAGCATCAACCATAGCAAGCAGTTCATTATGTGATGCGTCAAGTCTCTTGATAGTACCTCTTGCTTCAGAGGGTAATCCGTCATCCTTATCTGGTCCTACTGTAGTTATGACAGCATTATTAGTACCGTTTATATACTTATATATACCCAGTCCTGCTGGGAAATATACTGAATCTCTCCACTTTCTTGTTCCTATACCGTTAAACGGATGAAATGGAAAGTCCACCTCTGTTTCTACCCACTTTGTATTAGAAGCGTCATGGGCAAATAGTCCTACCTTAGTAGAGGCATAAAGAATAGAGTTCCCAGAAGAATTTCTGGCTGTAAACAGGTCCGTCACATGTCCTACAGGTACTGGCAGTAGCGCATCCGTAGTAGGTGATGCATTAGGTGCAGTCACATGATATAGCTGTCCTGCGTTACTAATGAAATATAGCTTATTGTCCCACCATGCAAGGTACTTGGCTGCATGGGTACTATCATCAGTCATAGCCCCAGACATATTGGTGCTATATGCGTAACCAGTTGTGTAGGCAAAGATAATATATGTAGTGCCGCTAAGATTAACAGTAATAGTATCCGTGGCATTGGCAGGTAATGTATCTGCAACTGACCACACATCTGTAGCTGATACATACTTGAGAACCTTGTTATCACAGGCAGCATATATCGTATCGTCCAACTCACCTATGACAGCAGAAGAAAGACCTGAAATTGCATGTGCCGTGGAAGCGAGAGTACCGTCTGCCCCTGTCTTATTAGCCAGAGGTGGAAGGACAAGATGTCTCTTGTACCTGAGCTGTGCTGTAGACCACCATGTCTTATCTACATCTACAGCTCCTTCCATTCTCTCTATGCCAAGACCACCACGCCAGTCAGCCCATGAGATTACAGATGCACGGGACTGGGAGTCTCTAGATGTATCACCAATGGTTACCTTTGGTGGATAGAGAGAAGCCAGTACTGCCTGTACTGGTCTGGTTGTAGGATAGAAGACATCATTGATAGATACTTCATTTGTCTCTATGACTGTAGCCACTAGGATGCCGTCCTTACGTTAGTAAGGAATGGGAAGGCTCTCTTGTTCTGCTCAGACATACCAAAATAGAATGTTGCCTGTTGTCTTCTTGCATCTGGATCAGTTGCAGGACTTCCAGACTGTGAAGACAGAGCCAAGGCTGTAGCCTTGTTGATTACATAGCCATCATCTATCTCAGAAGTAGCAGAGTCAGATGTTAGGAGAGCAGGCTTATCTCCGCCCTTGATCTTGAGGAGTTTATACCCCATGTAGCTCACACCATCAGTCGTGAAAACAATATCCTGAGCTGCCTTATCAACTCTCCATAGCTGGCTGGGTACGTCTTCCCATGTAATGGTGTTGTTAGCAACTACCTTAATATCATCCAGCCAGAGATAGTAAGCAGCACCACCGCCTATATCTACATCTTGCTCTAGACCTATAGATATAATCGCTGTATCTAGTTCTGGTGTACTTAGCTGCAGTCTGACATAAGTCCATGTATCAGCCGATAATGCAGGGATATCAAGAGTTTCTAGTGGTGATACACAGTTAGCCGTATTATCTAAAGATATCTTTAGATTAGCTGAAGATGTGGCAATAGAAGATTTTATCCAGAACTCTAGATAATCGTATTTACTAATATCTTTAGAGGATATATCTGTTGTAAGAATTGCTCCAGCAGCAACGCCTGCACTGTCATCTAGCTTAAACTTAACCGATCCAGTACCTTGCTTCTTATCCTCAGTATCTACAGAAGATGTGAAATTTGAGACAGCAGCACCATCAAAGGCAGTACCGCAGGTATGAAGACTAGCCCACTGCATCTTGTCTCGCATCTGAATCTTGTTGACCATAGCAAAGTCAGATGGCAGATCGAATCGGGAGTCATATCCATTTGAGTGTAAACTCAAACTCTCTAATGGGTCATAGACCTGACCAGTCACATCGAGTATTGCCTGATTGATGAACTCATTGATCAGGGTGGGTGAATACCCATCCCACATCTCATACTTATCTTCATCAGTAGTGGTAGCTGGAGCAGCCTGTATCGTGAGAGTCCCACCAGTAGCATAGTCGGAGACCCTGCGCTCTACCTCTCTGTTCGTAGACTGCCCGACATCGTTATAGAACCAGATATATCTGCCGTTATAGATGTCATTGCCACCAAACAGAATAGTATCGAGTAGGGTAGTTTCACCATTAGAACCAGGAGTAGAAGTAGCAGCACCTACATGGAGTGCGCCAAGGTTATAGCCTACGGACTGACGTATCTCCTGACGAGTTCGTTTCTGTATAACCACGCATCACTCCCACTAGGCTGTTGTTTTCTCTAGTTTATCAACTGAACCCTTGTTATTGCTCTTAAAGTGAAGTTCATTTATCTCACTTTCCAGTTCAGCAATCTTCTCATCTCTTTCCTTAACTGTTCGGGAAAGCATCTGTATCTGTAACTGAAGTTGAGCAGTAGGATTACTGTTCAGAACTGCATTGATATCTTCAGTTGTGGGCATGATAGCCCCGTTTTCACTAGTCATAATTCAGTCCCCTTGTAATAGACTTTATTGTTCGTACTCTCTCTTCGTCTAAAAGCATATTCTCTAAATTCACGAATAGCCTTTCCAGCTTCTTTTCTCTGCTCAGGTGTTGGACTCTTTTTCTTACCATCAGTTCTTATTTCTAAAATCCAACTCTCTAGTGCCTGAGCAGCCATATCTTCTATATGAGCCTGAGAGACCGATGAGTCTACAGGAATCTTTATTACAGACTTTCTTCCACTTTCCTTATCATGGAAATGAAAGGTGTGGATAGTTACGGACTCCCCAGTCTCAGCATTGTTACCTCCTATATCAGAGGAAACAAGACTGGAGCCTTGAGGAGTCCAGAGTTCTATAGCCACTTATGGTGATATTTGCAAGAACACTAAAGCGTAATCTGCAGCAGCAGAAGCAATCAACATCTGAACACCAATAAGCTGTTCATTTTCGTTGCTTCCATCAAAGTCCATATCTTCTGTACCACCTGCAGTAGAGGCTCCACCCACTCTAACATGTTGTCCAAGAACACCAGCTGCATTAGCTAACACAGCTGCTGGACCCCAAGTTTGAATCCAGCCGTAATAATCGGCTGTTAGGAGTGTTGGGGCTACACCTACAGCTACGTTTGTTACTGTAGTAGGTGAAATGATTACATCTTTATATGGGTTAGTAGACAATCCAACTTCACAGTTGCTTGCACCTGCTGTCAAAGCAGTTGCAAGTCCATCTTCTTCGTCAAGCGTTAATACCATACCTGTTGCACCAGAAACAGCAGTATTAGATTTAATTCTATATACCTCACCTGCTCCTGTTCCAGAGTTAATGTGCATGTAACCATCTTTGTACTGGTCCTTTGTGTAAGTACCAGATGTATTTATAGTTACAGTTGTAGCACCAGCAGAAGCTGCAACTACAATTAGGTCTTGGTCGTGAGCAGCAGTTCCTGCAGCAGCCTGAACAACTGCACCACCAGCAATATCACTTCCTGCAGTTTCTACATATCTGTAAACTCGTCCGTCAGGTAATGTCATACGAGAGCCAAGAACATGTTTTTGGCTAGAAGTTTCTGTTTTCTCCCAACCATATTTTCCCATTATTGTCTGTGGGAACGACATATCTAACCTCCTTAAAGGTTACTTATTTACAGGGTTTTCCCCTGCGACCAACCGTTATTTTTTACCAGAAGAGGAGCCACGGTCAATCGTTACAACTGCCTCTTCTGGTTCTTTTACACCCCAGTCGGTAGCAATACACCACCGACATTCACACTCATTGCTTGGCTTCCAGGGGAATAAACCGATCTTAGCCTTACGCAATACATAGTCTGGATTGCCCGGAACTCCTGCTGTGATTGATCCAACTTCCTCAGATATCTCACCATCAACAGTGTAGCTAGGCTTATGCCTATATAGAGTAGCTTTAGGCTGCCACTCATCTATGTATCGCATAGAGAAGCCTTGATTGACTAACTCTAATTTTTGCTGATTACGCTCAGTTATCCCTGCCATTTGTTATTCCTATTAGGAAGTAGCTAGATCGCCAATTTCAAATATAACGCCTGCACCACGGGTATCGTCAAGTTCAAATACACCATAGTCAGCCGTCATCACGACTTCCGTAGCCCTGAGAGAAGCATCCCTCTGTCGCTCTGTCCTTGTATCCATACTGGTAAGAGCAGCCATAGCAGACTTATCAGCTATAACACCAATACCAGAGTCAACACTAGCAGTCTTTTCAATATTCCCATCTTCAAAAATGCTGACACCGTTAATAGGTTTAAGACCACTGTAGAAATTCTTCAGCAAGTCTACGCTCCATCCAGATGTAAGTTCACCACCTACTGTTGAGGCAACTGTTGCTGATTCCTTGGCAAGGGCAGCAACAGCATTAGGGTGGTGGTTAATATAAAGCTGGTTACCAAACTTATTTGCCTTGGCATTAGAAATGATGGCAGTAACATTACCAGCAGTCATAGAACGACCATCTAATCCTAGCTTAGTACCACCATTCAAGTTGGTATAAAGAGCAATGACATCCGTATCTTTCTTTCTTGCCATACCATCACCAAGCTGTCGTCCTATGATGGCAAAAACATTTTGAGCCATCTGTCGTACTAGCTTATCCGTAAGGATAATCTTGGCTCCAACCTCACTAGCTGTAAGGTCAACAGTAGACATTCCAATCTCTTCCTCATCCACGATGTCCTGACCATCTACTAGGTCACTCATGGACATCGTAGCAACCTTGGGTACAGTTACCTGTTTTGCACCCTTTGGCAGTCTGAACTGCTCAATCAAAGCTAGCGCAGGAGCATTGTGCTCCTCCGTATATCTAGCTGTGCTGATGATGATTTTCTGGGCAGATTCAAGGTTGCCCGTTGTTGCTGTCTGAGCCATTACGCCCCCCTTATCGCTACATCCCTAACAATTTGGCTGCTGCAGCCGTTGCTGCATCAGATCGGTCACCAGCTAGATAAGCGTCTAGCAAACGCTCTTCATTTGTTGCTGCTGCAGGAGAAGGAGTATTGGAATCAAACGACTGTTGCGGTGCAACCTTTGCTTTGAGTTCCGCTATTTCCTGTTTCTGCTTAGCCATCGTAGACATAGTTTTAGCAATACTCTCCATCTCGGCAGGAGTACTGGCTCTCTCTAACTGGCTAAGAGCATCAATGCTTAGTTTATACTGCTTCGCAAAGTGAATGGAAGCATTTCTTTTACCCTGTGAAATCTGTTGCTGCTGCTGAATCTGTTGCTGTTGCTGAATTTGGTTGACTCTTCCTTGAAGGTGAGTCATCGTCTGTTGCTTCGCTTCTTCATCAGAAAGACCTTGGTTAACAAGTTTCTGTTCCATCTGAACAGCTTCCTGTTCCAAGCTCCTGATCATGTTGTCCCGTTCTAGTAACTGTTCATGTTTTCTCTGGGACTCTGCAAGCCTAGCCCTCTCTGCTTCAAGGGTGTCTGTAGTCTGAGGTGTAGCAGGAACTGCAGAAGTAATTTCTGGTTCTATGGGAGTAGGAGATATGTCGGGTTCTACAACAGGAGGCAACACTTCTGTGACAGGAGCATCTAACTCTATATCTGGAGCCACCTCAGTAACAGCTACAGTTTCTTCGCTCCCATATTCATCAAAAGGCAGCTCTGGCTGTGTAGTCATAATCTCTCCATCATTTTGAATTTAAACTCAATATTATATTTATCTTCCAGTATTGTCCAATATCTTAGACCAGTTACCACGTTTCTCTAAGAACTCTGCCTGCATGGTCTCTGCCCTTCGCCATCTGGATACTGTACTTTTTGGAAGCAAGTTCTGGTAGGCATCTGGATGCTCTGCAGTAGAGGTATTTCGATATATAAAATCTTGATAGTCCTTGTAAGACTGTCCATCTGGCAGCTTTCTGTCCCAGAATGCTCGCTGTAGTCTTTCTAATCTGTCGTGATCAAATACATCACTCTCGTCATACTTGGCAAGATCATACAGGGCATACCATTCCTGCATTATAAACTTATGTGGGTCTTTGGAATCAAACTCAACATCATCTTGATACATAGCAAATGTCTCATTAATTGCAGCTCTATTCTGTGCATACTGGTTCTGTATCCTAGCGAACTCTTCTCTGAGAGTGTTAGCACCACCAATGAGGAACTGTGGGTACTTCCTTGGATTGTAGAACTGTCTCAGTAATGCCTCTTCGTCAATTATCCTATCTTCATCATTCTTATTAAGAGCATCCCAGTACTGAGCATTCTTATCTCCCCTAGCTATTCTCTCTTCCATCATAGGATCAAGAACATCTTTTAGGTGCTGTCTAAGAAGTCGTCTTTCAAAGGGTTCCATATCCTCATAGTCAATGCCAATGATATCTTTTGCGTATCCCTGTATAAGCTGATATGAAGATTCTGGATATCCCCTGCCACCAAAGAACTCCGAGACACCCTTTACGCCTCGTTGCTGTACATTCCCTCCCTCAAGCAACACAGCCTGCGCCCATATAGGCATAGTCTTGGGAAGTAACTCTGTCATAGTGAAGTTCTTAGCATGACTTGCTATATTCCATCCTTCACCCCAGACAGGCTCACCCATATAAGTTCTTCCCATCAAGGAATCTACACCTGTACTGAGAATAGGTGATAGGTTTCCCCTGATAAACCTGAAGCCAGGGTTATCCATCGACCAGTCGTTTAGTTTATCCCCTTCACCCTGTTGCACAGTTGTATATATAGAAGCAGATAGCTTGATCAAAGACCTTACCTTGGTTCCAAAACCAACATTCGTACCGTCTATATTCCATGTCATAAATTTTGGACTGGTTGGTGTGAAATGTTCCACTATCTCATCTGGGTCTTCACCTCGTGCAAGAGAGAAGGCAACAGCCATAGCTGATATTGCTGCTATACCACTGGCTAGTTTCTTACGAGCTTCATCTCCCCGTAGACCACCACGGCCAACATCAGCAAGCATTGCAACAATTGCCCTGTTATACCGTGGAGCAAGCAAAGCAAGTGATTCCCACTGTCTCTGCTTTGCAGTAGTTCCAAGTCTAGATGAATTGGCAAGTCCTCTAAATTCATTTGTAAAGTCATCTATCTGCTGTGTGGATATAGCATCAACAGCTTTATGGTCTAAAGACTTCAGTAACTCTATGCCAGCTATATCAATAGCAGACTCAAATCCCTGCTGTGCACCTCTCAGGAATCCCATATATAACTTACCAGCAGTAGGAATAATACGAGTAGGGTCTTTCCCTAAAACCTCAGCAGCAATCTTGATTGGCTTTGCCCTTACAAATCCAGCATTAGACAATACCCTAGTAAACTCTGTGAACTCTGTGCCTCCTGTTGAAAGGAGAAATCCAGGATGTCTTTCCAGTAACTCTTTATTCTCATCTATAACCTTGGCATGAACAGTTGGGTCTATAAAAGCATGCACAAAACCTTTCATAGTATCGTATAGCCACTTAGGATGAGTAGTCGCATGCCCCATTAGAAACAATAGCTGTATTCCAAACAGTGACATGTCACCAGCAAGCTGGAAGAATCTTAATGCTGAGTTAACCGTATTAACACTATTGAGAATCTTACTAAATTCTTGGTTCTCGACCATGCTCTTGACAATTATGTCATCAACATCTGATCCTTTGATACGGCGCATCTCACCCGTACCCTCATCTTTAATAAATCCAAGATTTGTAGGCTGGTCTTCCTCAAAGAATCTTCCTGTAAAAGCAGGAACCTTTGATTGTAAACTACCTTCAGTAAGATGTTTCTTCTTTATTTTTTCTTCTAGAAGGCTTTTCTCTGCTGCAACATCCGCTGCATCTGAACGAAGCGTATCTATAAACCCACCCCTGTATCTGGTATACCTGTTATCTCCAACAGTGTGATAGTAAGGAGTTCCCCTCACCATCTCTAGAAGCTCATCAATAGCTCCTACCTTATCTTCCATAAGGATTGATCTGGCACTACGGCTAAAGG